TTAGTGTAGCCAATCCACTAGCTTGTCTGCAATTATTGTGATGTACGGAAAAATTAAATCTTCATAGCTGTTTTGAGACACAAATATCACATCAGCAATTTTACTAATATCTTTGATTTTCCTTGTAGAATCAGGATCATTATCAATTAGAACATAAACGGTTTTGCCAAATTTCTTGAAAATATTGATGTATTTTTCAAACTTGCCTTTCCCTCCAACCCGAACAATTTCAATATCATGTACACTAAAAATCTTCCCACAATGGTAAGAATAGATTGGGAAGGATTCATATTCAGAATCACCCTCAACAAGAAGAATAGTTGCGGACATTAATGCTGAAATAAACTCTTTCTTATTCGCTCTATGTATTTCCTTTAACTCTACTTTTTCTAGCTCTGTCTGCAAATTAATTGCTTCTTTATGGGTGAAATTATTTATAGACTTATAATCAAAATGACTTATCGCATCGGGTGAGTGACTAGTGATAAATAGCTGACCGACGGCTAGGCTTTTATATTCTTCAATTATGTATCTTTGATATTTAGGTTCCAAATTCTGTTCCAACTCTTCAATAAAAACGATCGCAGATCCTTCAAGACGTTTCTTCATAAGTAACAATAGAAAAAGGTTCTGTATTCCTTTTGATTGTCTTTCGAAACTAAATTTCGCATTACCAACAGATGTTCCAAGCTCATATCCAGATGATGTCCATGACGAATCTGGGTTTTTTAGCAGCAGCTCAAATTTATCAATTAGATCGACTTCCCCAAGCATCTTTAAGGTATCAAGATACTCACTTATGACTTTTGACTGAGATAGTTCTTTTTCCGCAAAACGCACAAGCTCTTGAGAAATCCTCTCTAGTTCAGGACCTATTGCGCCTTTAGCCATTTTATAAAATGTGCTTCTCGTTTGAAGGCCAACTTCTTTAGTCGGTTGTCTGTTGGCATCGATAAGTATAAAATTTACAGCTTTTCTTTCCTGAACCTTACAGAAAGAGGGTTGCGTTTGCTGAAAAAATCGCCATTCCATTACTCGGTCAATTCCGCTTTCAAGCTGATAAATTAAAAAAGCCCTGCAGTTTTCGTATGCATCGTCAGGGATAAACTCATCATTTTCATTAACATGCTGCAAGTGCTCTGAGATGGCAATAGGTAATACATCGAAATCATCAAGCCAAATTCTAATTCTTATTTGCTTTGTTGTATCCCCCAAGTAGAAATCAGAAGGATCAAAATATGTTTCGAAATTATTGGTGGAAAAAACAAGTGAGATTGCCTCAGCAAGATTTGTTTTTCCACATCCATTGTGGCCGAAGAGTAGATTTACACCTGAATTTGGCTTCCATGAAAACATCTCAAGGTTCCTGAAATTCTCGATCTCGATTTTATATATATACATTTAGTGCCTCCATCCCATTCTGGTCCTATACTAGCAGCCTTTAGTGTACATAGTTTATCCTTAACTGTCGTTTGTTATTTAACGAACATTCTCTAATAGTAATAGGTTTATGCTATCCAGCAATAGAAAAAGGAAGGATTTCGAATTAGGACGTGTACTAACTCACCATTTGTTCTATTGTAAAGCTCGGCTACGAGAATCGTCAATGTCTGTTTTACTTGTTTGAAATAAGTATCCCATCTAGCACCTCCGCCGCCTTTTCATCCGCCGTCCTGATTGCATGGGAGTAGATGTTCGCAGTGGTCGACGTCTGTGCGTGTCCAGCCCTGTAGCTCACCGTCTTCAACGGAATTCCCGCCGCGAGCAGCAATGTAATGTTCGTATGCCGCAAGGAATGAATCGAGATTCGCGGTAGATCAGTCCGCGAAATGAAATCGTGGAACCAACCCGTAATGCTGTCCGGGTGGACCGGTGTACCGTTGTCCTGCACAAAAATTCGGTCACTGTCAACCCAGCGATCACCCATCGCAATGCGTTTCTTGCGCTGCCATTTACGATGCTCCTTTAACAGTTCAAACGCCTGCTCCGGCAGTTTGATCGAGCGAACCGAGGAATCCGTCTTGGTGCCTTTTGTAAAGACGCCCTTCTCAGGCAAGTATTGCGATGTTCGGCATACCGTGATCATGCTGCTCTTGAAGTCGATATCTTTCCATTCAAGGCCGCAAAGTTCTCCGCGACGTACACCGCTGAGCAGGAAAAACCGAATCATCACCTGGTTTTGGTATGGTTCATTATCGAGTAAACGCAGAAGAGTCGCCGTCTGCTCTTCATCCAGGTATTTCGCTTCCTTGCGTTCGAACTTCGGCGGCTTGACACGACGCGTCGGATTGTCAGGAATTACCTGCCAGAATACAGCCTGGTTAAGGATTGACGAAATTAGCCGGTGATGGTGGTTGATCGTCTTCCCTGCTAGCTGATGCACCGGCTTTGTCGATTCAATGCCTTCCTCGAAGCAAACGCCAAGAATATCGCAGGCAGCCTGTGCAATGCGAATGTCAACACCCTGTCCCCGAATCAGGCGGTACATCGTGTTTACATGGCACTCCGCTTCATCCGCTAATGCCTGTCGCGTCATGCCAGATTTTTGAAACATAGAAAGCAAGCGGGGTGTCGCCTTAAACGACACGCCGCTTTGATTTTCCGTATTCTGCAGACTGGCGTAGAACGCCATCAGATGATGTGGCTGAAGCTTGTCCAGCCGGATATACCCGATCGCAGGGAGGATGCGCCTGAGCAGTTCCTCATATCGAACGAGCGTCTTAGGCGCGAGATTCGGTTCAGCGTAGTCGCGTTTCCAACGTTCGACGAATTCCGCAAACGTCACATGTCCATCCAGCACCTGACCCGTGCGCACCCTGCGTTCGAACAGCACCGCTTGTGTGTTCAGCGCTTCTTTAATCTGCCGTTTCGTCATGCCGGGATCGGGTCTCCATGTCATGGTTTTGCGTTTTTGCCGTCCATTGAGGCCGTACCCCTCGCTGACCATGATCATGTAGCCGCCGTTTCGTTCTAGTATAGTTGCCACTTTGCATCCTCCCTTCGTTTCGTAGTCTGTATGTTCGCTCTAGTCGAACCGACTATCAAGGAGATCGTCCGAAAACATGCAATAAAAGCTTAAATAGTTTTCATTACAGATCGTTTATCTCTGACAATCGATAGAAATTGACATTGGGGCAATAAAAAAAGCCTGGTTTAGGCCATGATCTCATCCATTACTCTCTTTGTTCCGAGCAGATTGATCGCTCTTCGAAAATCATATGCAAGGAACGAAAGCCCTGTTTCAGCGGCTACTTTTAGCCTTCCCTTCGTCAGCAAGTAACCCGCTCCGTGCCATCTCTTTACCGTCCCATATGGATGTTCAACCACAGTATTTCGCTTCCGCAAATGTTGCTGGTTTGGATAGAAACGTATTATCACCCATTCGGTCCAGGAGCTTTCGCCTTCATCAAGCTTAATGGGCTTGAAGCTATGATTTGCCCTCCGGAATATCCTGCCTTTTCGGGCTTTGTCATAAAAGGACTCATCTTTTCGGATTTCGCCTTCTTTAAATGAAATCAGCCGCTTTTTCGCCAATGTACACTTATTCTGGCATTTGGCGCATACTGACAATCGATGGTATCTGCGAATAGAGGGATCTTTCTTTCCATTTGGCTGACCTGGTCCGGCATAAAACAAAGTTTGCCCCATCGGGCAGATCACAATATCCTTAATGACGTCACGTTCAAAATACGGTTTTATGGGCGCTTCTCTTTTAACATCTAAATTTTCTTGCTCTAATCCACCCTTAGCCTTCATCTCTGTATAAGACACCAGTTCCCCGGTTTCTTTGTCCAGATATAGCCCTGTCCCTGCCTCTCGTCTTTTAAAAGTCTCCATTTCAATATCGTCACGCTGAAACACCGTAGGCAGCACTCCGGCTGAAATGCATCGCTTTAGCGTTTCTTTGTCTTTGGCTGCAAGCATTTCCTCTGTTATTTCCGCATCAATCTTTTGAAATCTGAAAATCCTGCTCTTTTCCCCTTTGTTAGGGTGCGTAGTAGGTGTATCTCCGTTTAACAGGCATTCCAAAATTTCATCGCTGTTACTGTAGCCTCTGTCCGCAATCCCTTCAAGGTTCTCAACTTCCAACGTGGTTTTTGCTCCGTTTATCCCTGCCTCAAGCAGATTCCAGTCAACACATTCATTCGTAACGTCATAATGAACAATAAGATGATTTTTCGATTCTACTGCCGTTTGTACATTATAACAAGGACGAAGCCCATCTCTCGATTTCATAACCCGGCATTCAGGATCTGTAGTGCAGATATGGTTCTCCCCGCTGCTTTCCATCTGCGCTAACGCTTCTGTCAGCTGCGCTTTTCTACGCTCCAAATAATCCAACACCCCAGTGATGTCTTCTTTTGTCAGCGCTCCCGCCTTTGATTCAGCGCTATCAATTTCATCCAGTTCTTTCATGTATTGATTGATCTTCTCCTCAACATCCAGAAGAACTTTCGTCGCATTGCTGCTGACATAGCTCTTGTTATCCGCGTTTACGGCACGAAACTTTGAGCCGTCAATCACCACTGATTCATGTGAAAGCAGTCCCGCCGCATTACATAGCTTCACAAATGCCTTAAATACTTCTTTTATTGCCTTCGCGTTGTCTTTCCTGAAGTCAGCAATGCAACGAAAGTCTGGCGCTATTTTTTTGAGCAACCACATCAATTCCACATTCCTCGCGGCCTCCTTCTGGAGGCGCCTGGAGGAACGAATGTGATTCAAATATCCATACATATACAACTTCAACATGTCACACGGATCATAACCTGGCCGACCTTCCTTCGCCGGCTCCGCTTTAAACCCCATAGCGCCCACATCTAGTGAGCCTATAAACGCATCGATTGCGCGTACTTCATTGTCCGCATCAACATAGTCATCGAGAGTGTCGGGAAGTAGGATTGTCTGATTACGATCAGCTCCTTGTATATATCCCATTCAAGCACCCTCCGTTGTGGTTCTTATATGTTAATTATACCACATATCGCGCTCTTATACCAGATTCCCCTGTAGTTTTCGGACAGTCTGCAAGTATTACTTTTGATGTTTACCGAAGAAATATCAGCCGTTACCCCGAGCAACTTTTCTCAGGTGCTCAATGAGTAAATCAACATCGACCAGATATTTCTTGCCGCACTTCATGCGCGGTATTGCGCCCGAAACAATCAGGCAGCGCACATAGTTGGCAGTAAACGCGGTTTCTGGATCCGCTTCTTTAATGCACGCGTACGCTTCCGTCAATGTTCTCATCCGCGGCAAACGGAGAACCGCTCCATGTTCCTCCATGGACTAATCCTCCTTCATTTGACCGATTAGGTGCTCCGCCGTACCGGTGATCAGCGCAGAGATATCGACCTGCGCGGCAGTCAGCACGTCCATCGCAGATGCAGAAAGTTTCGCCGTAGTCTTGTCATAGAGCAATTGACCGAGTTGTGCGATCTCTTCCTTGGTCAGCTTGCCGTCCGTGTGCGCGGCCTTCATGCCGTCTACAACCGTCTGCTTCAATTCGCCGACCGTGATCTGGGCAAGTTTGATCAGCTCTTGCTGCGCGCGGTTCACAGTGTCCAGCTGCGTCGCCTTACCGAGCTTTGCGGTAAGCCAAGCTCCAAACACGCCGATCAGTGCAATAAAAAACGCCGCGGCGATGTTCACGGCGTTCTCAATCAGTATCTCAGCGACGGTTGCGTCTACGGTTCCGCCAGTATCCGCCAGCGCGAAGGCGGGCAGCGTGAGCATCAGCAATGCGATCAGTATGATTACCAGTTTCTTTTTCATGTTCTTTCTCCTTCTTTTATATTGATGTAGCCTGCTCCGAGGCAAGCTCGTGGACAAAATCTTCATATTCTTCTTGCGCGGTTTTCGCTTTGTCGCGCGCGGTCTTCATCTCGCCATTGGTTTCACCGCGTTCAACCGCGATACAGGTCGCAAGCGAAAGCGACAGGCTCGCATCCTGCATCTTCATGGCGAGCTTCGATTCCTTTGCGCGAATAGCGGCGCGTTTCTCCATCTGTTTTCGATCGCGCGTCATTCGCACTTGTAGCCATACGACTAGCAAGGCGAACACTCCCGATATGATTTCACCGATGTATTCCATATCCGTACCTCTCCGTTTCATTTATATAGAAGCTTGCAGCGGCCGCACTTATGCCAATAGCCGCTGCCGCCATGATTGATTCCTTCCACTACAACGCCAACATCGCGGCCTTTTGCATGGATGACCATGCCGCGGCCGAGATAAAGGCCAACATGCGTTTCGTCATTAGCATTCGTGGTGCTGTTTCGGAACAAAAAGTCACCAGCAATCAGCTCATTTCGCGCAACGGCGTCACACAGCGCCCAGAGCCCATCGCAATTCTTACGATCGTCCCAAATGCCAGCCTCACGCATGAGCCAGGAAAGAAAGCCAGAACAATCATGCGCCATGAGGTCGGCGAATCCAGCTTTGTACTGGCTCTCGCGGAAGGTGATCGCGCGTGCGAATTCCTCATCCATTGCTCTGATCTTCGTGTCGGAAAGATCGGTTAGCGCGGATGCGCCCCAGACATAGAGATCGCCGATACGGGTTAGCGCCAGCGCGCAGATCGCCTTTGACTTGTCCGATACCGTATCTTTCTTGACCGGCTCCGTTTCCGTAATTGTGCCGTCAATCAGAGCCGCCCACGTTTCCTTCCCGATCACTCCATCGACGGCCAGTGCGGCTTGGGCCTGGAATCGCTTCACAGCCTCCAGCGTGTCTGCGCCGAACGTTTTCCTGGTCACCGTCGTGATGTGATCGCCATAGAAACCTAGTTCCAAGAGCTTTTGCTTACAAAAAAGCACGTCCTCGCCGGACGTGCCCTTCTTCAAATTGTGTGTAAATTCCATATTCTTTTTTCTCCTTATGCCGTTCTTTTCCAGAAGTAGCATGTGATATAGGGTTGCAGGTTGTTATGCGCCGAACCACTGCCGTTATATCCGACAGATCCGGACACTGAGCCAGTATGATCGTGCGAGCCCCCGGAACCAGTCGTTTGTCCGCTCGTGCTCCCACCGTTGGTCATATAGTAATAAGTAGAAGCTGACCCGCTTCCAACCTTATACGATCCCGACGATGCCTGATGGGTATGCGAGCCATTCGCGTTGATCGTCACGGAGCCGCTAAATGAGTGATTGTGCGATGGCAACTCCGCCGTCACCAGTGCATGCATGTTCGCGCCGCCTGTCTTCTCCACGGCGTTAAAGTTGGTGTCCGAGGTATTCACACCCACCGGTACTCGCCCCATTCCCCAACGAACCCATGTTCCTCCGAGGAACGTGCTCTCATCTGCGGCGGAAACCGTCATGCGGATGCTACCGACCGGAAAGATCAAGTTCGCCAGCCACAAGACGCTGGAAAACGTTACTGTATCATAAAACTGCACATTTTCACGAAACCGCGCCGGCCAACCAACATCAAAGCTGTCTTCCTCCGCAACTTTACCGACAGCCAATCCCATACCGGTGCTGCGCACAGAAAGAATTACCTCCGCCGAGCTAAGATCGATATACCCATACGCTTCACCGAAATAGTCACCGAGCGTGACACGGATATCGTAGGTGTATTGGTTTGAAAGGCTGCCCCCGATACGATAATTGCCGTTGACAGTATACGTGGGTAGCGTGAACGTCGTATCCGTGTAATATGCCTCGCTCTTGCGCTTATACCCAATCTTGAGTGCGCGGGTGTTTTTGTTATTTACAGTGGATATCGCACCAGTCACCGCTACCATGGCATAGTCGAACCGACTATCAAGTCATATCTTTGATGTTTACCGAAGAAATATCAGGCGTTTCCCTGAGCAACTTTTCTCAAGTGCTCAATGAGCAAATCAACGTCAACCAGATACTTCTTGCCGCACTTCATTCGCGGTATTGTGCCCGTAACAATCAGACAGCGCACATAGTTGGCGGTAAACGCGGTCTCTGGATCCGCTTCCTTGATGCACGCATACGCTTCCGTCAACGTTCTCATACGCGGCAAGCGGAGAACCGCTCCATGTTCCTCCATGGATTAATCCTCCTTCATCTGCCCGATCAGATGTTCCGCTGTGCCCGTAATTAGCGCGGAAATATCAACCTGCGCAGCCGTCAGCACGTCCATCGCGGATGCGGAGAGTTTTGCGGCGGTCTTCTCAAAAAGCAGTTGACCGAGCTGCGCGATCTCTTCCTTCGTCAATTTTCCATCAGTGTGTGCTGCCTTCATGCCATCCACGACAGTCTGCTTCAGTTCGCCGACCGTGATCTGTGCCAGCTTGATCAGCTCCTGCTGCGCGCGGTTCACGGTATCCAGCTGCGTCGCCTTGCCAAGTTTCGCGGTCAGCCACGCGCCGACCACGCCGATCAGCGCAATAAAAAACGCCGCGGCGATGTTCACGGCGTTCTCGATCAGGATGTCGAGCGCGTTTGCAGATCCACCCGTATCCGCCAGCGCGGCGACGGGCAGCGCGAGCATAAGAAGAGCGATAAGAACCAGAATCAGTTTCTTTTTCATGTTTTGTTTTCTCCTTCTTTTATATAGATGTAGCCTGCTCCGATGCAAGCTCATGGACAAAATCTTCGTATTCCTCTTGCGCGGTCTTCGCTTTATCGCGCGCCGTCTTCATCTCACCATTCGTTTCGCCACGCTCTACGGCGATACAGGTTGCAAGCGAAAGCGACAGACTCGCATCTTGCATCTTCATGGCGAGCTTCGATTCCTTTGCGCGAATCGCAGCACGCTTCTCCGTTTGTTTTCGGTCTCGCGTCATTCGCACTTGCAGCCAAACGACCAGCAGCGCGAACACACCCGATATGATTTCACTTAGATAGTTCAAATTGCATTCCTCCGTTTCTCACTTGTATAGTAATTTGCAGCGGCCGCACTTGTGCCAATAGCCGCTGCCGCCCTGATTGATTCCCTCCACTACAACGCCAACATCGCGGCCTTTCGCGTGGATGACCATGCCGCGGCCGAGATAAAGACCGACATGCGTTTCGTCATTAGCATTCGTGGAGCTGTTTCGGAAAAGAAAGTCACCAGCGATCAGCTCGTTTCGTGCAACGGCGTCACACAGTGCCCAGAGTCCGTCGCAATTCTTACGATCGTCCCAAATGCCATCCTCACGCATGAGCCATGAAAGGAAGCCAGAGCAGTCATGCGCCATTAGGTCGGAAATGCCCGCTTTGTACTGGCTATCGCGGAAGGTGATCGCGCGCGCGAACTCCTCATCCATCGCTTGAATCTTTGTGTTGGACAGATCAGTCAAACCAGATGCGCCCCAGACATAAAGGTCGCCAATACGGGTCAGCGCTAGCGCGCAGATTGCCTTTGACTTGTCCGATACCGTATCTTTCTTGACCGGCTCCGTCTCCGTAATCGTACCGTCAATCAGGGCCGCCCACGTTTCCTTCCCGATTACTCCATCGACGACCAGCGCGGCCTGGGACTGGAATCGCTTCACAGCCTCCAGCGTGTCTGCTCCGAACGTTTTCCTGGTCACCGTCGTGATGTGATCGCCATAGAAACCTAATTCCAAGAGCTTCTGCTTACAAAAAAGCACATCGTCTCCGGACGTGCCTTTCTTCAAAATGCGCGAAAATTCCATATTCTTTTTTCTCCTTACGCCGTTCTTTTCCAGAAGTAGCATGTGATATAAGGTTGCAGGTTGTTATGCGCCGAACCACTGCCGTTATATCCGACAGAACCGGACACCGAGCCAGTATGATCGTGCGAACCCCCGGAACCAGTCGTTTGTCCGCTCGTGCTCCCACCGTTGGTCATATAGTAATAAGTAGAAGCTGACCCACTTCCAACCTTATACGATCCCGACGATGCCTGATGGGTATGCGAGCCATTCGCGTTGATCGTCACCGATCCGCTGAACGAGTGATTGTGCGACGGCAACTCCGCCGTCGCCAGTGTATGCGTATTTGCACCACCGGTTTTCTCCACCGAGTTGAAGTTCGTATCGGATGTATTCACACCCACCGGCACTCGGCCGGTGCCCCAGCGTACCCAGGTTCCTCCGAGAAACGTGCTCTCATCCGCGGCGGATACCGTCATGCGGATGCTCCCAATTGGGAAAATCAGGTTCGCCAGCCACAAGACGCTCGAAAAGACCACATTTTTGTCAAACTGCACGTTTTCACGAAACCGCGCCGCCCAGCCGACATCAAAGCTATCCTCTTCGGCAACCTTCCCGACTGCCAATCCCATACCGGTGCTCCGCACAGAGAGAATGACTTCCGCCGTGCTCAGGTCGGTGTACCCGTAAGCTTCACTAAAATAATCTCCAAGTATCACGCGGATGTCATAGGTATACTGGTTCGAGAGACTTCCGCCGATGCGATAATTGCCGTTGACAGTAAACGTCGACAGTGTGAACGTCGTATCCGTGTAATACGTTTCGCTCTTGCGCTTATATCCGACCCTGAGTAGGCGGGTATTCTTGCTATTCACAGAGGATACCGCACCGGTCACCTCCACCATGGCATATGTTCCTGTGTTGCTCGCATTACCCGCTGCATCGCAGCGAAAGATAGCCACGGACTGAACGGAGGGCGAATCATACGCCACAACCTCGAACGTTCCCGTCAGTACCGTTGTCCGACCGCGACTGTCCGTGATCGTCGTGCGTATCGTGTTCGTGCCCAGAGTTGTTAATTCATTTGTCGTGAAGGAGTTTCCTGAGTAGGTCGCCCCGTTAACCGTGGTCGAGATAGATGAAATCGACGAACTGTAGACACCGGAAGCAGAAATACTGACGCTTAACTTGCTCTTTCGTTGAACAAAACACGCGAATTGCGTCACCAATTCTTCCTCCGCCTCCGAGAACCAGATCGATCCCGTCGGCACAACGGATGCAGGAATCGCAGCGTTAATGCTCACCTGTGTTGTTCCTAGAAGAACGCCACCGGAGTAGGTATCGCAAAATAGTGTTCCCGCAACGCTCGTCGCGTTCGGCGCGGCGTTGGCTTCGTCTAGTGAGGGTGTCCATGAAATGCTTGTCGCCGAGGTTTGTGTTACGATCGTCGTCTCAGCACGCGAGCCAAACTTCGCCCGCATGGTATGCAGAAATGCGCTCGATGCCGGTGTGAGCGTGATCGTCGCCGCGCTGCCGAGCGTGGCGGCTGAGATAATGGGCGTCGTAATGCGCGGGATCGCCGGCAACGATAGGACCACGCTACCGTTTGCCGATCCGATCGAAGCGGAGTAGGTGCAGTTCGCAGTGAACGCCAGCGTGATCTGCTTTGTTCCATCCGAATTGTGCGCGACCGTGCACTCGCCATATGCTTCGCTTTCTGTACTCGCATTATCGGTCAGAATCATCAGATATTGGTAACCTAGCGCCGTATCATACGGCTCCTGGTACTGCGTGATATACTCGTCACGGTAAGGAATCCGCGAGGTTGCGAAGCCTCTACCCGTGCGGTTGTACACCACACTTCCGTCGACTGACACGCTCATAGCCCCACGCGAGTTCGAATCGATATTGCTGCAGGAAACGTCAAACTGCGATGTGTTCCCCGAGGTCGCCAGAAACACATAGAATCGAATGGTTGAAGCATTGCTTGCGGCAGATTGAGAAACGACCTTGTATTCGAGCCAGCAGGATAACTTGCTTGCCGCGGTTCCGGTCAGAGACCCGTTAACGATCGTGTATCCTTCATGAATCGATTCATACGGCCAATTCGCCATATCCTCACCCCGTTATCTTTTTGAAGTTCAAATTCCCGCTCTCGGGTACCCAGGCGTAACCGCCAATGCGCAACGATGAAAGAACCTGTACATCGTTGACGTATAGCTTTCCAGAGGAAAAATAGGCGATCGCGCTATCGGTGGTAACGCTATCCTCGCTGCCAGAAAAGAAGTACAGGATATCGTTTTCCAACTTGAGCTTGATTGCGGATGTGCTCTTGCCGATCACAATGCCGGACGAAATCAAGCGTATGAAGCTGCGAACCGACTCAAACTGCTGCGACGTTTCGCCGTTCAGCGTTGAGATACGGCTTGCTGTTTCCGTAAAGTTCGCCTCGATTGTCCCCGCCATGATCGAGAACGATGTTTGAATCGTATTCTGCAGAGCAACGAAATCCAGTGTTCGGACATAATCCTCAAGCGCAGTCAGTATGATCTGCTGTGCTGATTGCAGGATCGACGTGTTCTGGATGAGCTGCTCCTGCACAATCTGCTTGATTTCACCATGCGTGGTATAATCCGCTTCGATTATCTCGATACGATTCTTCACCGACATATTCTGTCGTATCTCCTCGCCGACCAGAGAAGGACGCGAATCCCCAAGCGCAATGTCCGTGCTCGCCGGATTGTTAAGAGGAATCGACAGTTCGGATAGCACATATGTTTCTTCCGGGCAGAGCGTGCCGCAGGAAACAACCACCTTATCCAGGAATCGGAACGACTCGACATCTGCGTCTGCGTTGTGCAGATCGACCGCCGAGAGCTTGATTGTCTGTTTGAATCGCGCGCCGGTTCCGTTCAGCCATTCGAATCCTTTGTTCATTAGATTCGTTGCGTCGGTGATATCATCCCAAGTGGTCATGCTAGATGGCGCGAAGATCACGCCATATTCAGCCGCGAGGGCCGCATCGATCAAGAATTCCTGCCCTTCGTTCACGCTTTCGATCGTCAACCGCGCATCACTCTCCGATTCCGGGTCGATATCGCGTAACGCTGCGCCGAGCGGAACGCAGGCGGTATAGGTTTCGGATGCGCTCTTGCTCAGCACGAGGTCGATCAGGTTTTCTCCGAACTCGATCCGCTGCGTCGATGTGTCCGGAACTTCGGCAAGATAGTCCAGAATCGGGTTCCCATTCTCGTCATATCGAACGATCAGGTAACCCCCGAGTGTATCAAGCAAGATGGTTTTCAGCACTTGCCATGCGGATAGATACTCCTTGGTCGCAACGCTGACCAAACCGGTCAGGTCGCATGTCCCAATACCTATCCGTTGGTTCTCATTGACTTGGGTGTTGTGCGCGGCAAGTATATACGTCCAGATTTCCGCCGCAGTACCCTCCATGGTAAATGGGCTAAGGATGCTATCCACCAGAAACGCCTGCGCCCCTTCCGCCATTACCCATCGGTTCTCATATAGATCACGTTCATCCTCAATCGCGCGACCAAACCAGATCAGGGCATCGTCCCGATAGACCTTGATACGACTTTTTAACTTCTCCAGCACTCCATAGTGCGGATGTTCCTTGGATATCTTGAACGTCAGTACGCCTGGCTCGTTCTTCTTCTGTGTGAGTTCTGGCTCGAACACGAAGAAATCCGGTAAACGTGGATCATAGATCACGTAGGAATCACAAAGTATTCGGTACACTAGAGTGCTCCTTTCCGGTAGGTGAATGTGATTCGTCCTGTCCCAGTGATTCCGATCTCCGTGTCACCCTCCATGAGCACCAGCGATGGGACGGTGTGTGTCCCCGTGGCAAGATTGATCGTGTAATCCTTCCCCGAAAGCGTGAATGCCAGCGTCATCTCGGCAGAAACAGTGATCGTAGGCACAACCGACATGCGCGTATTCGACAGCGTTACAGAAGCGGTGCCTGTGGGAAGAACTGTGATCGTGGTTTCAAAATGGTCCAGTTTATACGGCTTTGCGCGGCATTCAAGCGACAGTTCGCAATATCCCGTGTGACGTTCGACATCATCTACCAAAATCCGAGCGTCGTAGTAGTAGGTCGGGTCGCGGTCGAAGATCACGTTCATGCGCCGGCCATGCACATCGGCCGCGAACGCGGAGATCAGCGTGTCGAACGGCGCGCGAGCATACAGAGTGAGCGGGATGATCCTGTCGGCGTATCGCACCGTGCCGAACGCTTCCGACAGGTCGAGCGCGCCATCGCGTCCGGGGATCTCCACGAAGTTCGTTTGCGGCTCAGGCATAGGAATGGCGTAGGGAGCGACGATCAGGCCATAGTCCGCGTGCGCCCACTTGGTACCGAATCGGATGTCACTCACGTCAGTCGCCCCTTTCGCCTGCGAATCGCGCCGAGCGCGTCGTCCATGGCCGGCGCAAGCCAACCGATGGTCGCACCGGTGTCAGCGACCAGCTGCATGCCCGCGAGCTGCGGTAGGTACCGCCGCACTTCGCCGATCAGGACGTCCAATTTCTGTGATAGCAGGTCGCTCGTGCCGCCGATACCGATGCTGTTCGGCAGGTTCGTCAGCACGTCGATCGCGCTGACATCTACGCTGGTCGGGATCGCGCTCTGAATCTGCTTGTTTACGTCCTCCATAGCGTCGGTGAACCCGACGCCCACGCCCTCGCCCATATTTTCGCCGATCCCGGCGAACACCTTTGACGGTGACGCGATACCGAGCGCTCTCTTCGCGCTTTTCACGATATTGGAGAAGAAATCACGCACCTTGCTTGCGAGCCAAGAGGCCATGCTCTTGATGCCTTCCCACAGCCCGTTGACGATGTTCTTACCGATTTCCACTACGGAAGATACCGATGATCCGAAACCGTTCAAAATCGCGGAGACGATCTGCGGCAGAGCGGCGATCAGTTGCGGTAGCGCCTTGATCAAGCCAATCGTGAGCTGAACCGTAAACTCGATACCCATAGCCATAAGGGTTGGGAGATTGTTCATGAAGAAGTTGATGATCCCCGTAATGAGCTTCGGTAGCGCTTCGATCAGTTTTGGCAGCGCGCGGATGATGCCCTCCGCTAAACCTTTCACAATCGAAAACGCCGCATCCAGTATCTTGTCCATGTTGTCGAACAGTGTTTCACAGATCAGCAACACCGCCTCTATGATCGCGGGAATCAGTGTCGGCAGCGCATCGCCAATACCTTGTTCGAGCGATGCGACCATCTGAATCGCCGCCTCCACCAATGCTGGCAGCATGTCGACAATCCCCTGTGCGAGGGTGGTGATCAGCTGCACCGCACCGTCCGTAAACTGCGGAAGTGCCGTGATCACACCCTGCAACAGCGTCATAACGATGCCAGACGCGGCGGAGATCAATGTCGGCAAATTCGCCGCCAGCGCGCCGCCAATCGCGCTCACGATACTCATACCAACCTGCACAAATTGCGGCAGGCTTCCGAGAATCAGGTTTGCGATCCCGCCGACCGTCTCGCCGAGTACGACGGTGATCTTATCGAAGTCGCCGCCTGCCTCGGCAAGCCCCGAGGTGAAATTGCCAAGTCGCGATACGCCGTCGTCCGCGAGCGTCTGTAATTGTGGGAGCAAAACCGTACCCATGACCCGCTGCGCCGCTTCCGAGCCCTGTTTGAGTCGCTGCAAAGAATCGTCAAACGCGCCGAACTTCGCGATCGTATCCTCGCTCAGCACTGCACCCATGCGTTTTGCTTCGTCCGTCAGCGCAGCGATGCCCTCGCTACCCTGCGCGATCAGGGGGTTCAGGTCCTGTGCGCTCTTGCCAAAGAGTTGCATTGCTAGCGCGTCGCGCTCCGTTTCATTCGCCACCTGCCCGAGCGCGTCGATGGCGTCCCAGTAAACATCTTCGCTGCTTCGAAGCGTCCCGTCCGCATTGGTCACCGACACGCCGAGGCGATCGTATGCTTTGGCAAACTGCTCGCTCCCGCCAGCGGCATTAGACATGGATTTCACGTTCTTCGCCATGGAGCCGGTCATGGTCTCCAGCGACACATCCACAAGGTCGGCGGCATAGGAATACGCCTGCAGCCGTTCCACGCTCATGCCGGTGATGGAACTTTGCGTTAGCATTTCATCCGCATATGCGGCAGTATTGACGGTCATGTCAATGAGCGCTTTACCAGCCGCAACCGCCGCTGTACCGATTGCCACCATGGCCGCGCCAAGCGCGACTCCAATGCCCTTGACGACCGAACCAAGTTTGTCGAAACGACCACCAGCATCGTCGGCTTGATCGGCGGACTGTTTGATCTCATCGCCGAACTCGTCCGCCTGTTTACCAGCCGAGTCCAGATCACTCGCCGTGCTCTCCAGTGCGGTTTCGTTTGCGCCGAGCTCGCGCTCCATTCCGTTAAGGGCTGCTTTCGCGTTGTTGAGCTGAACCTGCCAAGATTGAGTGCGCTTATCGTTCTCCCCAAAAGAAGAAGCCGCGTTCTGCAACGCGGCTTCGAGGGTTTCGACCTTTTCTTTTTGAGCATCGATCTCTTTTCGCAGGACTTGGTTTCGGGCGGTCAGAGCACCGACCGATTTGTCCTGCTTGTCGAACTGTGAGGTGACGAGGTTCATCTCGCTCCCGAGAACCTTAAATGATTGGTTGATCTCAGAGAGCGCTTTCTTGAACTCTTTTTCGCCCTCAATCCCAATCTTGAGTCCAAAGTCGGACGGCATTTCATCACCTCCTTAACGCGAAAACGGACATAAAAAAACGACCCGAAGGTCGTTTTAGAGAAATACTTGCTATGCAATTATTGCTCATACAATTCTGATGATTCTAAACACAATCCTTAGAATCGACTTACTGTCTAGTCCCTCAGCAACTACACTTACTTTGCAAAAGATGAGCCTTGTTTGTCTCCCAACTCATTGGCAATGATTTCTGCAATCGTTGCTTGCTTGTAAGCTATATACCGACACTCTGTCTCTCCTTGTGGTGTCCAGTAAGCAAGCCACCCACCGTTTGTCTGGACGTAAGTATTACCCTCTAGCACGGGTAGAAACTCAGCTTTAGCACCAGAGGTAATCAACGGTCCAGTTGAAAGATAAAACACGTTATTTCTCATAACGAAGTTCTTGGCTGCATTCGGGTGACGGTGTCCCTCGTATGCAGAGCTAAATGCAGACCATTCTGGCATAATGGTGGACGTGAATCCAAAGCCAGTGTAAAGGAAGTAGTTATCCTCGATCAGCGTGTTCTCCATTCTATGCGTGCCAAAGCCCGCGTTGTCCTCTAGTGTGAAGAAGATTTCAATGGGCATGTTAATATATGCGAATAGGTTCCGCGCGTAGGTAATGTTTTGTTGCAGAACATCATGATACCCAGTGTTCTCATTTCCTGTGACTGCAGCATTTTCCTGTGGGTCCTGATTGGAGACTCCTGCGTCGAAGCACTGATAAATATAACAATCCGTGACCGAATAATGGTCATAGCTGCCATCGCACTCCACGCCATTACCATAGATAGCAGCTTCGCCAGTATCATAGGAATAATACTGTATACTGCCGCCGATCCAGCCAATCTCACAGAAGCTGACATCAAAGCCCATATCGCCACCAAAAATAGCATGCGAGCCGCAGTACTTTATGCAAAGATTGTTAAACACCGCATCGTCCGCAGGAATAATGATGTTTTGTCGTTCTGCAAACTCAATGCTTTGATATACCTCTCCCGGATTCCCTTCATCACAACGCAGATAGAGATCGCCCACGACTTCGGGTCTCTCGTTATAATCGCAGTTATCCATCACGGTATAACGGAAAGGGGCTCCATCATACAAAATGCTGTCCGCCTCCGAGAAGAAATCAAGATCCTGTGAAAGTTCCTGTACCAAATCGAAGGGCTGCCCTTGATTTACGGTGGAAACGTATCCGTTCAAATAAGCTGGATAAATTCCGTGCGCATAGGATTCTCCTTCGTTGAATATGATGTTGCCGCAGTGCATCAGCTGTTCGGAAAAGTGCCAAATGTTCTCTGTTCCTTCAACAAGTGTCCATTTCGAGGGGTCCGCGCCGTTGCAGGAGGAGGCGTAAATTTTGGGTTTATCTCCCTCTCCATATGCCGAGTAGATCACACCCTTTTGCGCCCAAAGCTGTCCGCGCCATAGATCTCCGCGCAGGAAATACACACCGTCTCCCGCCTTCAAAGAAGCGGTGTTTACCTTTTCTAGTGTTGCCCAGGCTGTTTCCGGGCTCTTGCCATCAGCGGTATCATCACCGCCGCTTGAAGAGATGTAGTAAGAGGTGCCGGTGCATGTGAGGCTATCCTGATTACTGAGAATCCGCTGCTTCAGGTCATCTGCCCGCTTCAAAAGCGCCTCGTCCTCTTCTGTGGGTACGCGACTCAGCATAATATCGATACCAAGAAATTCCGAGTGATATAAACGTATTACAGCGGCAATTGCATCTTCTTTGGTTAGCTCCGCATTTAAGTGGAAATCCATGTATTCATCGCAGGATAAGAAATGCGTCCGTTGGCTCAGATCCATACGTCGCTGCATGTAGTAAACAGCGGTTGATGCAACATTTCCAACGGGATCCTGTGACCCATCAGAAAATAAAAGAGACATCTGGCGTTCTGCATCGGTGAGATACGGATAATCCCATGACAGTTGAGAAAACATCAGGTCATAGTTCACTTCGTTTTCAATGCAAAAACCGTAGTCGCGCGCATTGTAAGTTGTCCAACCGAGTGCATCAGCGGCCTCCATGATCATAACCAGTGCATCATCCCGGCGCATAGAGCGCGAAGGGAATCCGTCCTTATTCACCTTCTCTGTCCAGCTTGTCAAAGCATTCTCGTCTACGGAAGAAATCAGTTTGCTCACCATATCATAGAACGATATAAAGTCTGCTGAACCGCTCAAATCGGATTCCCAAGCATCCGGCTCAATGCCCATGGTTTTCGCTTCCGCAACTTCAGGCAAGGTGCTGACAACTGGCGTTTCCGATACAGCCGGTTCTACCGTGGGGGCAATGGTTGCAGTTGGTTCCACATTTTGAGTCGAACAAGATGTTAACGAAAGTATGAATACAAGAACTAATAAGAAACAAATAAGCTTTTTCATGCGACTTGGCTCCTAAATAAAATACTTAGCTTCAAGATGAAAATGATCTCTTTTCCTCGTATACACACGATTATGATTGACACTGTTATGATTAGAAAACATCTTTTTGATTAAACCACCACTAGTTTGCGCTGTCAATATACTAGGTAAGAATATCGTTGCAAGATTTAGCAAAGTCAAACCATCATACTTCTATCAAAACAGTATCTCCGTCTCTTTATGAAAGACCCCACGAAAGAACTCGTTAACAAGAATGCTAGTTTAAAGATCCACTGTTCTCAAAAGAATGCAATTTGACTAATAGGGTTTTCCTATCTGGCGGCAAGATCCATTTTGGATCACCAACAGTAAGTCGGACAGATTTTAAAGTTGCAGGATCTCTTGAAATATACACCTATAGGTTTCTCTAAACACCCGATGGCACAATATCCTCAATGAAGTATTCAGCCTTAGCTATCGACATCCCATGAAACTGCCGATACACTTCCCACTGATCCAAAAGAGCGCCAAGTGGCATGAGCCAAACCTCGCGCTCAGGCCACCCCAGCAAGGTCACTCCGTAGAAAATCAGTCGGGAAAACAGCTCATCGTCGTTTGCCCGACCGGCGCGTTTTTTGAGGGGTCCTCCTCGCTTTCGACATAGCGTTTGGTGCCCTTGACCATCGCTTCCATGATTGCGGTTTTATATCCGGACAGATCCAGCGGCGTGGTGAGCAGTTCAACCGCTTCCTCGGTCAGCAACTCGCGCTTATTATCCGGTTCGAGCAAGTTGTGTACGAGCGTACTCTGATTCGCAAGCAGCGTGATCAGCCAGACCACTTCATCCAGCGCGAGCTCAAAATTCTCCGCTTTCATAAGCTTGTCGCCCAGGTGCTCTAACCCGCCATAACGTTTCGCGATCTCTTTCGTTGCACGTGTGGTCAGGAGCATTTCATACTCCCGATTGCCAATTTGGATCATAGCGGCTCTGTCGTTTTCCATATATTAACCCTCCACCGCAAATGTCGGCTCGTAGACTTGTGTGTACCAACCCGAGATCGTCGCCGCCGGTACGCTGGTATCGTCCTCGTTGACTTCGGCCTTCCAAGGATGCTTGCCCTGACCATCCAGCTTATTGCGGCGGATGATCGTTCCCTCGATCGACGGGGTCGAGAACGTGATGTTATCGCCCTTCGTCTGCAGGTTCGTCGCGGGAATACCGAACACGACACGATAGAGCCAGAAGTAGCGGTACTTGCCGTTACTCTTCTTCGCGCGAAAACCGATCGCGACAGGCTGTCCGCCATTCTCGCTCTGGGAAACCAGCACCTTGTTATCGTCGATCTGCGACCCGGTCAGATCGCTCGCGACCGCCGCGCCGATGTTGTCGATCCCCAGCGTCAGCGTGCCGCTCTTGAACTCCTTGACCACCTCGGCAGCGCCATCATCAGCGAAAAGCGTTGCTTCGTTGATATCGATCTTCAATTCTGCGGATATCGCCTTGGCGAGCGAAGCGGGTGCGGCGTATGTCTCGTCGCCGTTCGCGCCTTCGGTGATCTTCGCGTAATACAATTTATCCAATCCGATGGTTGCCATCTAATTTTCCTCCATATACTCCTTCGCCACATCGATGGCAAAGTGGTGATAGCCCGTGTCCTCTTCCAGCCCGATATATCGCCGTTCCGATACCAGGAACCCCGCCGTAAGCAACAACCGAACGAGCATCCGTTTCGCCGCGCAGTAGTTTCCCTTCGAAAAGAGCGATAATCGCGCTTCCTCGATGTTCATGCCCGGCGCATCGTCGGAAAATAGCTCGAAATGCTCCGAGATCGGCGTGATCACGACATACGCGTCCGGCGCAACGGTAGAGAAAACGCCGGTCTCCACAGGAAGTCCGGCGCTTGTAACGATCATATTCAGCTCTTCCAGCATGCTCATGGCAGGTTCAGCTCCTCTTTCAAAACGCGCTGCATCTCATCAATACACGGCTTCCTGCTCGAGGCCTTTGTCTGCTTCAGAAACGGTTTCGGAGGCTGGCCATGTTTTCCGTATTCCAGTACGTTGGCGAGCATGGCGTTGCTCACATCGCCGCGTCCCTCCGAAAATCCTACTTTCACGTCGAGGTTTCCATCGCGATCCAGCTTTGCAGGCGATACACCCAGCGACGCGGCAAGCTTGCCGGTCGAGCGCGATTTGATCTTCGTGCTACGCCCGATCGCCGAGCGGAGATTCGATCTCATCTTATCCAGAACAACCTTGCCGCCTGCTGCGAGCGCTCTCGGAATCGCCGCATCGAGCGCGTTGCCCATGCCGGCGACTTGATCCATGAAGCCACTTGGCATCTCGATCTTCACTTTAGCCACCTGGTGTCACCTTCTTTGCCAGAACTTCAAAATACATACCTCTGCCCTTCACATCCTCGACGGATGTGATTTCATAACGATCATCACCGCAAAGGATCACGTGCGCCGTGGTTACGGATAGCCCCGGTATAACACGAAATTGGAACGAATCCGTTGCCTCCGAAAAGGAGGCACGGTTGACCCATTTCTGAGAACCGTGCCGCACCTCGCGATATGCGCGGATGGATTTGAGGACGTTGTCCGTCTTAATCGCAAACCCCTCCGCATCCTTCGTTACCGTTTCCACGGCGATGGAAATATGCGTGTTCATTTTTCCGAAACTCATACGCCAAATACCCAAAGACGATCTAGGCGAAGTAGCGTGTTTACCGTGTCCCATGTCTGTTGCCCCGCCTGCACATTGTCCGCAAAGAAGCCGCCCGTGCTGCCGTCCCGGCTCTCATAGAAATGAGATGCCAACATGATCACCGCCGCCTCGGTTGTTGGCGGCATAGCCGCTGCTTCATAGGTTCCGGCGGTCAGGTGCTGATAGCTCTCGGCATATGCAACAGCAGCATCGATTAACCGTTGAAGCAGTTCATCGTCGGCATCATGTTCTAGGATCAGGTTCGCCTTGACCTTAGTCAGCAGCGTCGTCATCTCACATCGAACCCGGCTGGTCTGCCGCCATGATCCCAGCATCCTTGAGCTTCAGAAGAAGCGCGTTGAAATCGCTCGTGAGGTCGGCGATCGTCGTTGCAGCGCTTTCCGCTTGATTCATCGCCTGATATACGCTGCCAGCGGTTTGCTCAGTTGCATATTCCGATTGCAAACCGGTGACGGTGGCGGTATCCAGCACTTCCAGAGTACCGCCAATCACCAACCGATCTCCGCCGTCGGTTAGGTAGTTTTTACAGTTGCGGGTCTCGTCCCCCGCCGGAGTCTCAATGATTTCCATAAAACTCCTCCATTACGCCTTCTGCTGCAGAACCTTGATCGCTTCCGGCAGAATGAGCTTGCCGTCGACGCGCTGCGTCGCCATGAAGCCAATCTGGCCGGTGGTGGCAAACAGCTCATTCAAGCGCTTGAAGGAACGGCCTTGGCGGTCAGCAATCCAGTAGTATCCGAAATCGCCGAACGCGACCGACTTCGCGCCCGCCGCGATCGTCGGAACATAGGCAGACGTATGCACCGGACGATTCAGAATCGAATCGGGTGTATTGGCCGTCAACGCAGGCTGCCAGAGATACTGGCCCTGACCGTCCTTGAGTTTCCGAATCGCTTTCACCGTCGCATCGTTCATGACGAAAACGGCCTTCTTCCGATACGGCGATTTCAGGCTGTAGAACAGGTCGAGCACTTCATCGACGGTAATCGCCGCGGATGCAGCCGCGGTGACGCCCACCTGTGCGCCGCCGGTCGCGTGGAAAATGCCGGTCGGTTTCCCGTCCGCATCTCCGACGAAGAAGGCTTCCTCTTCCTTATGCCCGATCCGGCGTGCGAACTCTGTCGTAATATAGCTCTGCAGATCGAAAACAGAGTCGTTGAGCAGCTCGTCCGATACCTTGATGAACGTACCGAGCTTGAACGCGCCGATCGAGGTCTGGCCGAATGCCTCGTCGCTCTCAGGAATGAGTTCCTCCTCGTCCAGCCAGGACGCGGATCCGTGGGTCGTAACGACAGGGATCTTGCGATCGCCGCTCGACGTCTGGATAACCCTCGCGAGGGTACGGAAGATGTTCTCTTCCTCGAGTGCGTCGACCAACGTACGCTCGAATTCGTCCGGCGCAAGATATCCGCCTTCGCTGTCTGTACCGATCTGAAGCGCATTGACCACATCATAGCGCGGATTCTTCGCGCGCATGACGTTCCAGAACGCTTTCCGATATTCATCGGAAGCGCGGCCAGACTTCGAATCCATGCCATTTCCGGCAGGCTTGTTGGTCAAAGGATCGGCGGTGGGCTTGCTCAGCTCGGCATCCAACGCCGCCTGTCGTTCAAGCCGATCGATTTCCTTGCCGAGGTTCACGACGTCAGCTTCCATCTTATCGTAGGTAGCCACATCCTCAGCGGATAGAAGGCCATCGTTACCGCGCTTCGTATCCAAAAATGCTTTCGCCGCATCCCACGCTTTGGCGCGCTTTTCGCGGAGTTCCTGAATCTGATTCATATTTCTCTCCTTTATTTCTTCAAAAGATTGAGCCGCTGATAAAGCGGCTCGGAAGGGTGCTTGTGTTCTGTTTTCGGGATTTTGCTCAGGAGCGAGTTTGTCACCGCGCGGCGGCTAAATTGGTAGCCATTGATCGGAATACCGTCCGGCACGCCGATATCGCGCGTCAGGATACCGTCCGCAAAGCCGAGCTCGATCGCTTTCTGCGCATTCATCCACGTTTCAGCATCCATGAGGTGCGCTAGTTTCGCACGGGACATACCCGTTTTCAGCTCATATGCGTTGATGATGCTTTCTTTTACCTCATCCAGCATGGCGATGGCCTTCTGCATTTCTTCCGTATCGCCGATGGCAACGGTTAAAGGATTATGGACCATCAGGAGTGCCGTCGGGGCCATGAGCACCTCCGTGCCGGCCATGGCGATCACCGACGCGGCGCTTGCCGCGATACCGTCGATCTTGACGGTAACCCGACCCTTGTACTCCATGAGCATGGTGTAGATCTGGCTTGCTGCGACGCAATCGCCACCTGGGCTATTGACCCAAATCACGATGTCGCCCGTGCCGGCGTTTAGCTGCTCCCGAAACAGTTTCGGCGTGACGTCGTCGTCAAACCAGCTCTCTTCGGCGATCACGCCGTCGATGGTCAAAGTGCGGATGCCGTCTTCATTACGCACCCAATTCCAAAATTGTCGTTTCAAGAAGAATCCTCCTTTTTCTGCCGTGCTCCCCCGAACAACCCTGCGTCCTCCAGCTTTGTCATGGCTCCGTTGATGAGATACAAATCACCACCGAGCTCCGGCGCGATACGATCGAGGTTTTCAAGTTCGCGGATATCGTTAGCGCTCATCCAACCGTTTTGGCGAGCTGTAGCGTATCCGGTCATGCGCGAGGCGTAATCGCCGCGCAAAAGACCATCGACGTTGAACTTAATGAAATACGCCGGCTTTTCACTCTCGCTAAACAGAACGCGGCACATGCTCTGCTCCCAGCGCACAACCCATGGATCGAGTGTGTATTTCACAAACTCGAGCGATTGCTGCTCGATGTTGCTGAACGACGACTTCTCCAAGTCCGCCAGCATATGCGGCGGCACGCGGAAGATGCGCGCAATCTCATTGATCTGGAACTTGCGTGTTTCCAGAAACTGCGCCTGCTCTGGCGCGATACCGATCGCCGTGTATTTCATCCCCTCTTCGAGAACCGCGATCTTATGGGAATTCGCGCTGCCCTGATATGCTGAATTCCAGCTTTCCTTCACCCGCAACGGGTCTTTTATCGTACCGGGGTGTTCCAGCACGCCGGAAGGGGCCGCGCCGTTGGCGAAGAACTTCGCGCCGTATTCCTCGGTGGCGATCGCCAATCCAATCGCGTTCTTCGCCATGGCGATCGGGCTGTAGCCGATTAGGCCGTCGAAGCCAAGTCCGGGAATGTGTAGAACATCCGAGGGGGTAAGCGTTATCTGTGACGATTTCCCGAGTGTGCTCGGATCCTCCGACCCGCGCTGATACAAATAAAAAAGCCGGCCGTTCTGATCACGGTCGACTGTCATTTTGTTCGGCATGAGCGGGTAGAGCGCGACTACTTCGCCTCTGGCGTTTCGGATGATCTGCGCGTAGGCGTTCCCCCATAGGAGCAGGTGGCTCATGAGCGTCTCCCGAAACGCGAAACTAGTCATCTCAGGGTTCGGTTCGTCGTGAAGCAGCCGGTAGAGCGGGTGCTTGAATGCCTTTTCTTTGCCGCCGCTGTCGTTAATTTTGTAGACATTCAGCGGTAGTCCGGCAACGGTTTCCGACAGAATTCTCACACAAGAGTACACCGCCGTCATCTGCATGGCGGTCGTTTCGTTCACCGGCTTCCCGCTCGATGTGCCGCCGAAAAAGAAGCTATAGCGACTGCCGTTAAGAGAATCTTTCGGTTTATCGCGGGAGTGGAAAATTGCTCGAAATGGATTCATGCGTTTCCTCCATGGAACATTTGATTGACATAAACAGAAAAAAGCAGTACAGTGGCACTTGTGTGGTGTATTTTCGCACCATACAATATTTTATTTGAGGTATTAGATGTACAGCGACAAGACCATCGTCTGCAAAGATTGCGGACAAGAATTCACCTTTACTGCCAACGAACAAGAATTTTTCGCCGAAAAAGGTTTTACGAACGAACCGCAGCGCTGCAAGTCCTGCCGTGTTGCTCGTAAAAACAATGGCGGTTCCCGCGATGGCGGATACCGCGACAACTCGCAGCGTCAGATGTACGATGCAGTGTGCTCGGATTGCGGAAGGCCCTGTCAGGTTCCGTTCCAACCGCGTACGGACCGACCGATCAAGTGCAGCGATTGCTTCAGAAGCAACAGGTAATTTCAAAGGCACATCCTTAACCGGATGTGCCTTTTCTAAAACACAAGCAATCCTCGGCCATCATAAACGCTGACGCTCTCTCCCCTACCGTTCCGCAACGCCCGGTCCAACGCCATGATCGTTGCAACAGCACCGTCGATTTTTTCGGTGCTTTTTTCTTTGTCCGGCTTGATATTCCCGGCAGGATCCGTGCGGATGTAGATGTTGTCCATCATCCATCGCAGTACCGGTTGACCGCCGTGCGCGATCCGCTGCTCCAGCGTCAGCTTCATAAGCTCCTTCGTCGGCGGGGACATGTCCTTAAAGCCCTGACCAAATGGTACGACCGTGAATCCCATGCCCTCAAGATTCTGTACCATCTGCACGGCACCCCAACGGTCGAATGCGATCTCGCGGATGTTGTACACATTACCGAGCTGTTCGATGAATGTCTCGATGAATCCATAATGCACAACGTTTCCTTCGGTCGTCAGTAAAAATCCTTGTTTCTCCCAGAGGTCATAGTTCACATGATCACGCCGAACGCGTAGGGCGATGTTATCTTCCGGGATCCAGAAGAACGGAAGGATAAAGTATTTGTCATCTTCATCCAGTGGCGGGAAAACAAGCACGAATGCTGTAATGTCCGTGCTGGACGAAAGGTCAAGACCGCCGTAGCAAACACGCCCTTCGAGCGATTTCAGATCGACCGGAAACGCGCATCTATCCCAGATATCCATCGGCATCCAGCGAATTGCCTGTTTGACCCATTGGTTTAAACGAAGCTGGCGAAATGCGTTCTCTTCGGCGGGATTCTGCTGCGCGCTTTCGCACGCGGCTTTCACCTTGTCGATACCTACCGTGATCCCGAGCGACGGATTCGCTTTTTTCCACACCTTCGGATCCGTCCAGGAATCGTTCTCCTCGGTTCCGTAGATGACCGGGTAAAATGTTGGGTCTGTCTTCCTGCCGTCAAGAATGTCTTTGGCTTTCGAATGCACCTCCCAGCAGATGGAGTTGGTGTTGTCTCCCGCAGTGGTGATCAGGAAGTACAGCGGCTGCATGCGTGCGTCGCCGCTGCCCTTGGTCATAACGTCAAAAAGGCGGCGGTTCGGCTGCGTGTGCAACTCATCAAAGATAACGCCGTGTGTGTTGAAACCGTGCTTGTTGGCGACGTCGGCGCTGAGCACCTGATAGTAACTCCCGGTCGGCAGGTACACGATCCGTTTCTGCGATGCTAGGATCTTCACGCGCTTCGCCAGCGCCGGACACATGGTGACCATGTCCTTTGCAACCTCGAACACAATCGACGCCTGCTGACGGTCAGCGGCGCAGCCATACACTTCGGCGCGCTCTTCGTTGTCGCCGCAGGTTAAAAGCAGCGCGATCGCTGCAGCAAGCTCTGATTTTCCATTCTTCTTTGGTATTTCGATATACGCCGTATTGAACTGGCGGTATCCGCTGGGCTTCAGTGTGCCAAACACATCACGGATGATCTGTTCCTGCCAGTCGATCAACAAAAACGGCTTACCCGCCCATGTACCCTTAGTGTGAGAAAGGCATTCGATAAATGCCACAGCATGATCCGCTGCCTGTTTGTCGTAAACCGAATCCTTCGCTTTGAACGGAGTCGGTGTGTACTTCTTCAGTTTTCGTAACATCACCGCCTCCATGGATTTTTTCGCTCAACATTGCAGCGTCGTGATACATTGCGATAATCATGAGAAAGAATATAATGATATTGTGTTCTGCGTTTGGTTCACTGTCTGAAAAGGATACTCAACCGATTTTGAAAGGAGCGTCTTGTATGTTCATCGCTATTGTTCTATGGATCGTTGCATTCGCATTTGTGCTTGTTACTTCCATCAACATGATCCGACGCGCTGTTAAAACGAAACATTGCACCGCAGAAACGAATGCTGATGTGATTGAAATTAGGGAACTTGTCCGGCGAAGAAATGGCATCTTCACAAGAGAATATCTTCCCACAATCTCATATGTTATCGATGGAACAACGTACGAGAGAAAGTACACCAAAGCCTATCATTCGGACACATATCACATCGGTCAGATTCTACCCATCCTGTATAATCCGCAAAAGCCGGACGAGGTCAATACAATCGGAACCAGCAATAAGGCTGATTTGGTCATGCTCATCATCGGGCTCGTTATTGGAGTAATTGGTATCGTTTTTGTTATGCTGCAGAAGTAGCGACCCTCATCACCAAGCAAACAAGGAGGCCCGCGTGAGCCTCCGTGTCCGATTTGGTTTGGTTATAGTGCGCTGTTGGGGCAAACGCCCCAGTTGCTCCATAAACCGCTCAGTGGCGGCGACGTTGCGCAACGCGGCGTTGCGGCGATTTATGCACCCGATGCGTTCGGATCGCCTTCCTGTACTGCCGTTTTCAGAATCGTCGTATCAAACCCCGCCGCTATGTACCCTTCTAAGAGCGTGCTGTAATAGAAAGCGCTCGGCTTGTTCTGTGGTTTGCCACTGATTAAGATGTAGATCAGTGCATCTACCAGAGTACCGTCGCGGCGCACTTTGATCGCCGTTTTCCGATACAGCTCCGGCACACCGATCCAGCGATCAAGCGCTAATTCATCCTGCGGTGAAATTTCCCAAAGCAGCGCGGGAACGCTACCGCCTTTCGCTTTTTCGATCGTCGCCAATGCGCCGGCTTTGCTGCCGCGAAAAGAAAGTCTGTAATTCTTCAACGCCGCGGAGCAGATCAGCTTTGCGGTCGGGCAATGCTTCTCCATTTCGGTGCGGTTCAGACCAGCGCCGTACGCTGCAAAAAGTCGGTTATTCAAATTCACCCTCCTCGATCTTCACGCATTCATCTTCACCAAAAACCACGCCGAGAGTGCTTCCGTTGCTCCAAGCCGTGTGAATCGTTCCAAGTGAATCGACATAAAGCACTTCCCCGATGGTGCCTACTGGAATTTGTGTGTAGGGGTCGTTCATGTGTACCAACCGCACTTTTGTACCAGGCTTATAATATTCTTTGAGCTGTTTCAGCAGCTCCGAATGAATTCCGTTCATGCTTGATCACCCGCTTCCCGTGCATCGCGGAACGCTGCGTTGCCGGTGAGCCTTTTCAGAAGCACACGGCGTGAATCTTTGTAGTTTTGCCCAATGAATCCAAGCCGGAGTAGAAAACAGCGAAAGGCGTACTTCTCATTTTCGACTTCCTGTTCCGACGCGCTGACGCGCTTCTGTGTGCGAGCCAGTTCGCAAAGACCCTGTACCAGTTGGTAGTAGGCAGCAAGCTCTGCCTGATCGTCAGTCAGCCGAAACCATCCGAACTCGATCCTGTCGGAGTGCTCTGTCATCGGAAGGCTGCCTGTACCGAGCGCCTTTTTCAGTAACGTTGCCTTGCTCGCAACCAGCCGCCGCAGGTTTTCCATTGCGGTGGGCGTCATGTCGTCCCGAGGCATCTCGACCGAAAGCCGATCAAGGCCGTCAAGTGTAGGTGTCACGATCTCTTGCTTAGGCATTTCCGCCGCTTTTCGCTCGATGGGCTTCGCCGGCCAGCAAATCCGTTCGCCGATGAACCCATCTCGCTCCAGTTCGCAGATCAACATGGCGACCTGCTTGGAATCCAAGTAATCTGGACAATCTAATGTCCCATGCCGGTCGATGGTGTATGGTCCTATCTCGAAAGAAAACGTCGGCGGTCCCATGTACTTGGGAGTATCCTGCAAGATTTCGCGCATGACAGCCAACAGCGCTTTGCGCTCGCTGCCTTCTAGGTGGTACTTGATCTGCATATAATGTCTACCTCCTTGAATTTGGTAGTACATACATGCCTCTCAAAGATGTACTTATCAAGCTATTTTTCTGTGTTTTCGACGATTTCTTTGAAAGGAATTCGTTCGCCGTTACGAATCAGGAACACGTCATCGGAACCATTCAGCTGCTCGACAGTTCTTCGAACGATCACATCACAGTACTTTTCATCCAGCTCGATCATCCGGCAGATCCGATCTGTTTGTTCGCAGGCGATCAGGGTACTACCGCTACCACCGAAGGGATCGAGCACGATGCAATTCGCCATGCTGGAATTCAGAATCGGATATGCCAGCAGTTCCACCGGCTTCATGGTCGGATGGTCGGCGTTCTGCTTGGGTTTATCGAACTCCCAGATCGTCGTCTGCTTCCGATCGGCGTACCATTCGTGTTTTCCTTTTTTCTTCCAGCCGAACAAGACCGGCTCATGACGCCACTGGTACGGGCTTCGCCCAAGCACCAGAGATTGCTTCTTCCAGATGCAAGTGCCGGAGAGATAGAATCCCGCTTCCGAGAATGCTCTGCGGAAATTCAATCCCTCAGTGTCCGCATGGAACACATAAATCGACGCGTCATTCGCCATGCACGCTTCCATGTTCTGAAAGGAAGCGAGCAGGAAATCGTAAAACGCTGCATCTGCCATGTTATCGTTTTTGATCTTCCCAGCGGTGCCTTCGTAATTCACATTGTAAGGGGGATCGGTGACCACGAGGTTGGCTTGACCGCCGTCCATGAGAATGTCGAACACATCCCGCTTCGTACTGTCGCCACAGACGAGCCTGTGTTTGCCGAGTAGCCAGAGGTCGCCCAGTTTCGTGATCGCAGGCTCCTTGAGCGCAGCATCCACATCGAAATCATCGTCATGAACATCGGCGCGCTGCGCATCTTTGAACAGCGCATCCAGCTCAGGCGCGTCGAAGCCGGTCAGAGATACGTCGAAATCCGCACCCTGAAGATCAGCGATCAACAAAGAGAGCTTATCCTTGTCCCATTCGCCGCTAATCTTATTCAGCGCTACGTTGAGCGCTTTTTCCTTCTCTTCACTCATTTCCACGACAACACACTCGACCTCGGTTACACCGGTATCGATCAGCACCTTCAAGCGCTGGTGTCCGCCGACGACGTGGCCTGTCGTCTTATTCCAGATCACCGGTTCCACATATCCGAATTCTGTAATCGAGCGCTTCAGCTTCTCGTATTCCGGGTCACCGGGCTTTAAGTCCTTACGAGGATTGTAATCCGCCGGAACGAGCTTATCGACCGGCAGTGTTTGAATGACCATGATTGATTCCTTTCGGCACAATTCTTCTTAGGCCAGCCTGCGCCGCCGGGAGATTGCCCGCGAGCGCCTGCCCGCGCAGCGTCTTGCGCTGCTGGCTTGTCAGGCGATGGTATCGGAGCGAATGGATAAATGTCTGTACTTCGTCCATACTCATTTCCCCCTTCGAGCGGTCAGCAGGCGCTCCATAACATCGTCCTGTGGATTGGAGCCGGTGTAGTCGGCGGCGCAGTTTTCTTTCACGATCTGGAAGATCTCATACCAGAGTCGGTTTGTTTGCGCCATGTAGTTCTGGCTCATAGCCACATACGGAGACTGAATCGCGTTACCCGTCGTCGGATGCTTTGCGAGGAACCCGTATTCCGTAATTGCCGCTTCACACTGAATCCAGCGCGCGGCGCTCATGGCGTATCGCTCTAACACCTGTGGGGAGACGATGCTCGCGCAGCCACGTTCGTTCAGCCAGCTCCAGGTCCGCTCATAGATCTCTGACGCGATAAGCGGCTTGCCGTCCTTCTGAACGGCAGACAGCATCTCCTGCGGCGGAGGCATATTCACGCCATGAAAATCGCTGGCACCGGGGAATTCGACAACGGTAAGCTTTCTCTTACCGAGGTTACCTTCTAACACTTTATCCGCCAGCGGTTTCGGCGGCCTGCCGCCCTGGCCTGCTGCCGGGCCTCGTCTTCCCATGTGTATTTCCTCCCAAGTAAAACTTATGGGGCTATTCCCCTCAAAACTTTCGCGAAAATTTACACGCGACCCGACCGCGTTGTCCAGTTGAAAAGGTCACAGAGGTAAAATGCCCCCCACCGGATCATTCAGTGTGTGAATTTTGTCTTGTGTTGGTGCTGCTGATCGTAATCTTCGAGTGGCAGCTCTTACATAACGCCATGAGGTTGTCTTCGTCGTTCGATCCATCTTTTGCCAGCGGTAGAATGTGATGCACTTCATCAGCGGCAGTCAGCCTGCCTTCGCTCCGGCACTGCTCACACAAAGGATGCCGTAATAAAAAACGCGCACGGATCTTCTTCCACGCGCGACCGTATCGTTTGTTGGTGTCACGATCACGCAGGTATTGGTTATACTGACGCTCAGCGATATGCTTGTGCTCATCGCAGTATCGTCCGTCAGTAAGCCTGCCGCATCCTGGGTGGGAGCATGGACGCTTGGGTTTGTATGGCATCCCAGTCCTCCAAAGGAAAGCAAAAGAGCCTCCGCATTTTACTGCCAGCGGAGGCTCTCGTCTTTTTCGTTAGCATAACAATATCAAATGGATGAACTCTCTTTCAATCAACTTTACTCTCCTCTTTCAGAAAAGCTGCAACTGCTTCCAACGCCCGCTCATGCATGCGAAAAGCATATTGCATACTGTAGTTTAGATCGATAGCGATTTCCTCCCAGCGTTTGAAACACAGATAACGCAGTTCCAGTAGCGTCTGATACTCTGTGTTATCTAGCTGCTTTATGCAGCGCATGATCTCCGCTTTCAGATCGACCAGCGTATCGATGTCGTCGTTGATCTCATTTTCCATGTCGACCATTTTACAGATGGTATCCTCCATGGAGTGTAGGTTCGGAGTCGCCGCTTTCGGCGCACTGGAGAGCGTACCGGTTGCTTTACCCAGCAGGGCACGCAGGGACATCACCTGTTCCAGCTTGCTATTGATCCGCTGGTCAATGCGATATGCCTGCGATAAGTATTCTTTGGCATCCATATTTTTAACCTCCTTCGCTAAACTTCTATTCCTGCATATGCCCACAGGACGGCCTTGACATCCTCTACCGACCGAACCACATACGCGTGGCCGCCGGCGACCTTAATCCTATGTATCGTTTTCTCCTGCAGCTTCGTCAGCCTGCCTTCCGGTGTTTTTACCTCAAAGGCGAAGAATCGGCCGTCCAGGCAGCAGATCACATCGGGAATCCCAGCTGACCCGTACATTCCGCCATGCTCTTTCCAGGCAAAGCAGCGCGGAATTCTCTTTAGTAGCCGCATGATCGCGGCAACGATGTCTTTCTCCAACATGTTGTAAACTCTCCTAGATAAAAAATATGAGCTGAATTTTGAAAAACCCAGGTGTAATGCGGTATTTTTCTCTTGTCGCAGCTTGTCGCAGGTTTTTGGGGTATTCCCTATAAAAAGAGCTTTCTTTACATATAACCTGTTTTTCCTGCGACAAGCTGCGACAGAGGTTCAATCAAACGGTATTTTGCCTTTGTAATCAGTAAATCCACCGGTATCAAACCTTAACTTAAACCCGATCAGCATCGTTGTTTCACTGCCTCCGGCATACGGCCGTTTTCGTTCCACACGTCCATACATCGCGAGAATTTGCTTGAAATTACGAGTATTCTCCGCAAAGCAGCCGTTGGCGTCGCACCATTTCTTATACCGGTCGTAAACCGCGGAAGTGCGTTCTTCGGCATTTTGGAGCGGCTCCATTTCGTCCTCGATAAACAACCCGACCTTATCGCTCTCATGCCGGTACCGTTCCGTCGCAAAATGCACGGACTCCGGCATGGTTAGTCCTTCCAGCTGCAATTCCATGTACCCCTTCAGCAGCCAGTTCAAGATCGCACTTTGGTTCTTTTGTCGTCGAAACAGCGGCTTCAGGGTCTTATCTTGCTCGTTCTCTTCAAAATGACGCTCGAACGGTATGATCATGATCCTGCCGCTGGAAAAGAGCGTCATATCTGTTATCACCGGCAAGTAGTTTGTATTCATGTAGATTTTGAACTGAGGCTGGAAATCGAAGCTGTTCTCGTGCAGGAATCGCGCATTGAGCGTATCGTTGCCAGTCATGCTTTTCACCTGCGCGGCATTGAGTAATAAACCCCTGCTCGGCTCCGAGATGTTCGCAAACCGAATCCCAGCCAAACGCGCAATGTCCTCCGTTGGATTTTGGCTGCTGGCATTCTGTTTCATACTGATCGTCTCGGGGCGAACCGTACTTCCGTATTCGCCCATGACTCTGAGCACGCTTTCCATGAGCGTGCCCTTCCCGTTCCGGGTCGTCGCGCCGTACAGAATGAACAGGCACTCAAAGCGCGTATCGCCGCTGAGCGCATATCCCAGCGAACGTTGTAGAAATTGCGCCCGGTCCTTGTCTCCGCTCATGATCTCGTTCACAAACAGATCGAACCGCTCGCAGCATGCGCTCGAGTCATACACGACATCCGAGATTTTCGTGATCTTATCCTCCGGATCATGTGGCCGAAACGTCATGTCTTTGAGATGCATTGTTCCGTTTTGGCAGTTGAACAGGAACGGATCCGTATCGAACGCATCCATCGGAATCGGATACACGCCCTGTGCATCTTTGAGGATCGTTTCCCGGGTCCTGCGCGTCTGCCATTTCTTACATCGGTCGATGTACTCTTTTCGCTGCTTCTCGTCAGAGATGTTGAATGCATAAACCATGAGCGCGTTCGCGAGTTCCTTACACAGCTCCATCGCCATCAGCCCGCCGATATCCGGCTCCCACCGTTTCCCAAGGAAGATATACCAAAGCTTTCGCTCTGGCACATACCGAGCAACGCCACTGTAGTAATCCGAGAAGAGTCGGCTGTTTCCGATATCCGTACTGAGATAGCGCGGATTGGATTCCGGCTGTAGCGCACGTAACGCCTCCGTGGCCGGAATCTCCTGCCTTGCGTTACGCCGCGGAAGAATCGGCAGCTTCTTCGCCTCGTTGATACACTCTTGCACCCAGGCCCGGAACAACACCGGATCGCCCATGAGCAGATCATTGGGGTCTTTATACCCCTCCGGCGTCGTTGTACGTAGATGCGTCACGCTGAGCACTATGAGCTGCGTACAGAGTTTCGCAGCAGCTTCGTCGCCGGCGCTGTCACGATCCATGCTCACAATGACCGGCGGCACGTCTTCCCGCGCCTTGATCGCATCGATCAGTTTCCTGGTGCCGGTTCCGCACGTTGCAACGGCTTGGCCGCCTTCCTGCATGATCGACAACGCGCAGAAAGCGCTCTCCACGACGAACACCGGCTCCTCCTGGTCAAGCGATTCCTCGTAGAACAGTGGCTCCGGCCCGACATCCTCAGTGCGCGGCTTAAAGAACCGCTTATCCGTAATGCTCCGAGAAGTGTAATACTCCGTTTTCGTCCCGTACGGTATCACGATCGCGTTTCTCTTAGGATCGAACCCGAACCGGAATGCAAGCATACTCTCGCCGGTGAAGCCTCGTCCCTGCAGATACATCTGCGCGCTTGGCGCGACAGTAAAAGCATCGATGCATTGATCGATGTACTCCGAAATTGGAGCATGGTTCTGCGCTGTCGTTTTCTTTTGCGCAGGCGGAGTTGCAGAATGAACGTGGAATGCATCGATGATTGCCTGCGCCGCCTCGACTGTGCTCAAATGCCTTGATCTGGCCACCAAATCAATCGCGTCACCGGATGCATCACAACCAAAGCACTTGAACCTGCCCTCCTTGAACGAGAGAGAAGGCGTCTGATCCTTATGGAACGGGCATCTGGCTTTCCCGTTTTGTACCTCAATCCCCAGCCACCTTGCCACTTCCTCAATTGAGATCTCCTGTCGGATCTGTTGAAAATCAGTCATAGGCACCCCTCCTTTCTTACGGAAGTCGCTTCTTAACCTTACTACTCACGCCGCTTTACCTCATTGCAATCCCGGTCAAAGTATCGGATCGTCATGAACCGGGCTAAGGCGTGTGCAATCTCCCGCTGCATCCCGCTGCTATAGCAATCGCCAAAAACCCATAGCTCTTCGCACAGATCCAGAAGCCGCAAGCCCATGTCCATGCCATCCAGCCGTTCCTGCGTCAGATGGTCATCCAGAAACAGCGGATACATCAGGTGCGGGGTGATTGGCATCTTCCCGTTCAGATAAGCAAACCGCGAATACCGGCGTGCGTTCTGGACGTTCTCGTTGATGCATCCCGCATATGGGGAGCAGACAAACACCATTTGCCGATTGGCGCGCTCAAGATAAAGAATCCTCGGGAATCCGAATGATGCCGTCGGGGTTGCCGAATTCAACTCGTTTTTCATGCCTTGCCTCCATTCCCAGCCGGGCACGTAGCTCGGCGTTCTCTTGTTCCAGTTCCCTGACGCGGCGTGACAGGAAGTCGATGTTGTTCTCAAAATGCTTTACCTTGTTGTCATATGCTTCTGTAGCCCACTTCAGCTTCGTCTTTGCAGAAGTCGCCTCCGATTGCAAATTCTCAAGCTCTTTCCGTAATTCCATAAAGTGCGGATTCTTCATGAGCCGAATCACACCAGCGCGGGCGACCTGGTCGGTCGATACGGGCGGTTTATCCAAAGGAATTTCGTCATCACCCTGTGTGATATCTTCTTCTCTTGCATTCTTGCCGATTGCTTCTTTGTATGCACCGAATATGGTCGTTTCACCAGAATCGATCTTCGGCAATAGATCGGGGCGCTTATCCGCCACTGTCAAGGCACGCTCGTATTGGCAGCCACTAGAAAATCCGGTGCGCTTTGCTATAGCACTTCTTGCGTTTCCTTTATCAGGGTATGCTCGTACGAGCATACCCTGATTTTCATTCTTGTATCCGTCGCGTGCATGCAAAGACATCCGCTCCCGCGCCTTCGCCTGCTCGATCGCCTTGATCTTTTCGGCATATTCAAGACGCTCGGCGGTCGTGAAATTGAGGCGCTGTTCGTTTTCCGCGATCTCGATCTCTAGCATCTCTTCGGCCTGCATGGGCGATAGCACCGTCGCACGGAGTTCTGGCATCTGAATGAGCTTCGCTGCTTCCAATCTGCGCAGGCCGGCGATCAACTGGTATGTTCCGTTCTGGCAGTCCATGACCGTGATCGGGTTGATCAGACCGTGCTTCTTAAGGTCGTCCGCCAGCTCGATCAGGTCGCCCGGGTCCTTACGGATGCGCGTCGATACCTGAACAGACGCGATCGAAATAACTCGCGTTTCAGTTGCCATTCCGCTCGCCCTCCGTACCCAGCCGAAGTTTTGACGTACTGCCGAGGCTCTTGTTGTAGTAATCGCGCAACATACCGCAAAAGATCTGCAGGTAAATCGGCTTAAATGCGTTGTGTGCATTCACACGCCCTTCGCACCGCGAACGGTACTCAAAAAACAAATCAGCAGGAATCAGCCCTCCAAGCCGCTGCCGGAACAAGTCTGGTGTTAGCTTCGATTCATACCGTCGGGAGAATTCGGATATTCCTGCAAGCATCTCCCGTCGCAACGCTGTGGAATCCCCATGCCAGGCAACACGGATGCATTTCAGTGCCAAATCCAGAGCGTTTTCGCCCTGTACGGTCATGACTCGGGATAGCGTGTTCACCGCGGTGATCACCATAGGTTCCGCTTTTAGACCGACCTCATAGTCGTTTTGTACGAGGATTGCCTCGATTCGCAGGAAATGTTCATCCTTTGCCTGCACTCCAGCTTTGTAGAGTGAATAAGCGCTGAGCGCATTGGTGTCACGTGTCTGGATCCGGAAATAATTCGCTTCTTCTTCGTAGGACAAACCGACCACCACGATACACACGGCGTCAGGAACGCCAATCTGGCGCATGGCGCACAGCCGATGCTGCCCATCCACGATCGCGTAGCTATGCGACCCGCGCTTTGATAGCAGAAGCACACCAACGCGCGCCGGGTCGAAGTTGTCAGCAATACGCTTGACGCGCGCATTGTTTAATACCCGCTGATACGGTTCGATACAGATTTCACTGAGCGGGATCCGCTCGATACTTTGCATGTGTTTCATTTAAAACCCTTTCTGATCATCATCGGGGAGCGTCTCCGCTCCCCGATCCATGTTCGTTGTGTTATGATTCCACGATCTCCCCCGTTACGGGGTCGAACGGAGTCGGTATGTCGGTGAACTCATCCAGATCGACCGGAGAGGTGGCCGTATGCTTTGCGTACTCCTTCACCTGCTCCGCAAGCTGCGAAACAGCCGTGAGTTCTGCTTCTGTGAGCGGTCGGTCGATCCGGAACTGTGCCTGGGAATAGGCGATGCCGCCGGTGTTGACCGCTTTCTTGAGCGAGAAACGCGTCACGACGGAGATCGACTTTTTCCCGTGGCTCAACAGTCGCTGGATATAGCGAGTGAACTCCTTGAGCGACCCGGTCGGCAGCGAGAGCAGCAGAGGGAAGACTTCACCATCGCGCAGGATGTAGATACGTCGACGATTCTTACACGCTTTCCCGCCGCCTTCGCCGGTGCCGAACTGGTTGTACCGGCACTTGGCGCATGCGCCGCCGGGATCGCCTTCGCCGGTGATGCCGTCGAAGCTACCGCAGTCCGGCGGTTCATTGCCGCCGGCGTATTTATCCCGATAATACGCGAACAGCGGATGGTGATAGAGGATAACGCCGGTGAACTCCTTCACCGTTGCAGGCTCGCTGTCGTCTTCCCCGGGCAGTTCAAACACTGTGCTGCCGGCCGACGGAATCTTGATCCGTTCGAATGAGAGACTCAATCCCTCGAGTTCCTGCGACATTGCATCGCTGAGGTTAAAGTGTGCAAGTTCTGAGAATGCGTTCTCCGTTGAAATAATTCCTGTTTCCTGTGTCATATGATCGTTTTCCTTTCCTTTTACCGGCCGGCTTTGCGTACGCCAACCGTTGTTTTTTCAAATACGTTCACGAGTCCATAGAGCCATTGCGGCAGGGTATCCTCATTCTCCGCGGTCTGTTCCTTGACAAACGCAGAGAGCGAGTTGGCATTGACGGTCTCGTAGACGAGATCACCGAAGCCTGCTTCCCGCAGCGCTGTAAACAGTTCATCCTTACGCCCGGCGGCCGCCGACGCTCGGGTCGTGCTGGTTAGGCAGAACATCGTACCGTTGCGGGTGAAATTCTGCGTTTCGCTGGCAATCATCTGTTCGACCAGTGCCGCATCGATGCGGTCGATCTCATCCGAGATCTCCTTGAGCTCCTGCTCTGCGTATTTCTTCGTTTCTTTCAGTTCGCGCAGCTGATCCGCCAGCGCGAACAGTTCCTCTGATTGCATTGCTATCTCCTCCATATCAGTTGGTTTGGAACGGGTTCTTACCCGCCCGGTATTCGTCGATCAGGATTCTAGCCAGGTCAGCTTTGTCACGCAGCGCCTGGAGCACTTTTTCGTCAACGGTGCCGGCAGCAACGAGATAGACATAGGTGCAGGGGTTTCTCTGACCGACGCGGTGGATCCGTGCCTTTGCCTGCTCAAAGTTGGACATGCTGTAATCCAGGGAGTAAAAGACCATGGTGTCGGCTGCCGTGAGCGCGATGCCCAACCCCGCTGTCGCGATCTGGCCGACGAACACCGTTGTGCCCGGATCCGTCTGAAACCGGCGTACCTGTTCGTCTCGATCCCTGATTTCACCGGAAATGACGGAGTACTCGATCTTCTTTTTCTCCAGCATCCGGCGGATCGCATCGATCTCAGGCAAGAACCGGGCGATGATCACGAGCTTCTTGCCATCCTCCGTGGCGCTGTCCACGATGTCCGCCAGCGCCGCCATTTTTGCGGTGCTCACCGATACGGGCCGGTCGGAATTGTCCTGACACAGAAATCCGCCGGTCAGCTGCGAAAGCCGCAGTAGGCGAGTCAGCACGTTCGCCGCGCTCACCTCTCCATCTTTCAGGGAGATGAAGCTGTCGCGTACCAACTCGCGGTACATGCCGTGCGCCTGCGACTCCAGTTCTACGGTCCGTTCGATCTCCGTCGTTTCCGGTAGATCCAGGCACTCGGCTTTCGTTGCGCGGAACGCGATACTGTGGATACGACGCGTGAGTTCCTTCGCCATGCCCGTTTTCATTACTGGAACGTGCAGTCCATACCCAGTCATGTCAAAGTAACGGTTTCGAAAGGCATAGAAGCTGTTACCGAACACCGCCGGGTTCAGGAATTTGTACGGGCTGAACACGTCGATGGCCTTGTTGGTGATGATCGTGCCCGTCAGCAGCATTCGGTATCGCGCCCTTGCTCCTAGACGATGCATACATTTGCTCGCTGCGATATTGTGCGTTTTGATCTTGTGCCCTTCGTCACACACAATGAGATCCGCGTCCCATGCGGCGAGCTCATCTTCCAGCCGCCATGCCGATTCGTAGTTGATGATCGCGACCTGCAGTCCATCTGTCGGAGTTTGTCGAAGATTCTCGGATTTTCTCGAACCGGACCGATTGAGAATGGCAAGCGAATACGGAAAGTCGGCAAATTTGAGAAACTCCTCTTGCCAGACGCCCAGTATTGACAGTGGGGCGACGACAAGCATCCGCTCAATCTCACCCTCTAGCCAAAGCCGACCAGCGACTGCGATGGTCGTCAGGCTCTTACCGGTTCCCATTTCCATGAGCAGTGCTACTCCACGACTTGGCGGCGGATCGCGTCCTGTCAGGCCGAACGAGCAGCAGGCAAATTCATATGCGCACTTCTGATGGTCGTATGGATGCGCCCTTACAGGCATCCGATTGGTTATGATCTGTTCCATGTTTTTTCTCCGATATTCTTTGCGTTGATTATCATTGCTCTTTCACCTTGGGCTTTGCGAAGGACGTCAAAATGCTCTGCATCAGCTGCTGTTTGTCCGGCTGCAGTCCGTCCATGAGCTCCCGAAGCATTGCCTCTTGATCATCGTGCAGATAACGGCGACCGACGTACCAGCCGTCCGCGACACGGATTCCGCCAGCACCTCCCTGCACGGTGTAGATCGGTGCAGAGCAGGAGAGAATTTCTATATCGCGGCGAATCGTCACGTTTGATACGCCAAATTTAGAAGCTAGACGATCAACGGTATCTCCACGTCGATCGCTAAGAACTTCCAGTATTGATTGCCTGCGCTCAAGTGCGCTCCTCACGCTCTGCACCTCCTTTCGTCCTTCGTTGTATTGAGCTTAAAAAACGAACTGCTCACCTAATGAGCGGTTCAGAAAAATATTCGCCGGTTTTTTGCATAAGGAAAAGGCCACCGGCAAAGGTAGACTTCTTTCGAAATCTATCTGCCGGTGGCCTCTCATTTATTACTTCTGGCTAAACCAACCGTGGATCACGGGTATCGACCTGATATGGATTTATGAATGGCTCTTTTTCAGCCCGACCATGCCGTCGTGATACCGCTTATTCGATTATGTGTAAGGTTATGAAATCTCGGGTGTCATACCATGCTCCAGTAACCAGGCGCTCGCTTGCGCCGCAATATCGGGCGGCGCGCTCGTTATGCTGCAGATGCACTTATATACAACTGCCCAGAACGCCGTATCGTTTACAGGTTTCTCAAGGTTATATTTCTCAAAGAAAGCTTCAATCCGTGCTCGATCGAGACTGAACAGCGCCGTGTTGCGCTCATTAACAAACTTTTTGATTTCCTTCATCCACTTATTCCTCCTAATCATTGAGTCGATCCTTTCCTGGTGCTGCATATATATCAACGCGATTATGTCTGCGGCCCATCTGCTTTATTACCATGTTTACACCGCATATCTGGCATTGGAGCTTCACCATCCCTTCGTGATTCGTATATCCCCGAACGATACCGGCGCAGTTGGGGCAATGTAGAGAGAGCTCCTTCCATGTCGTTTCATTGCCGTCCATTCTCATCACTCACCTGTGCCGCCCTAGAAAAATGCGGCCTGCTCCTTCTCTGTGTTTGTCCCTTGCTCGATATCGATGACTTCGATTCGATAGATATCTTCAAAGCAGACTTTTTCGGTGTTCAGCTTCAAATACCGATACGCCAGGTTGATTTCCGTTATGACCCCCTCCGCGTGTATGTCATGGAATGCTCGGTAGAAGTCCATCGCTACCCGACTACGCTTTTCCAGTCGCATGATAACCTCTGAGTTCTGGATCTGCTGCTCCTCGGAAATGTCATGCCGCGCTACACGGGAATGCCGTTCCTCACGATCGTGCAGCGCTTCCTGCAACCCCTTCATAGCGTCAAAGGGCATAAATTGCTTAGCTCTATCCTTTCGCGTCATCATATCCTGCTCGGTGACCTCCGATCATCCCGTTGCGTTCCCGCTGCATTGCGCCCCCTAAATAGTTCATCCCTCGGAGTACAGCATTTTTCCCATATCGATCCGTTATTTCCAATACTGCCCGTTCTCGTGCCTTCTCGCGCTCAACCTCAGCCCAGTCTGTAAATAGGTCATATCCCTCGCAGCTTTCATCGCACACATCAGCAAAGCTGATACCCAATCTGCGAATCTTATAGCCCGTCAATGCCACCTGGTCGAACAGCTGAAGCGCACTTGGCATGATTTTGGAACTCAGGCTGGTCGCTAAACGAATGCGGGTCGTGCCGTGTGTTGATGAATGGGTGTCACCCGAGTATCCGACGCCAATCCAAATATTGCTAGTGATAACATGGCGACGCATGAGCTCTTGGCAACCGTTCAGGATCATCTCCGATATGACCACCCGAGCTTCGTTGAGCGAGTAATCCCGTGGAAGTATCTGCGAAAACGACACCGACTTTGTTTTGCTCTTGTATTGCTTGATATCCGAAATCAGGCAATCCTCGCGTCCCCACGCATGATCGATCAGCAGCTCTGCATTGATACCGAATGCCTTGTATAACAGTTCCTGCGGCGCGGTTGTGATGCCACGCATAGTGGTGATGCCGTACCGTTCGAGCTTTCGCGCCGTCCCGCCTGCGATCATCCAGAAGTCCGTAATCGGTGTGTGATCCCACAGCGTTTCCCGAAAGCGTGCTTCGTCCAATACGCCGATATGATCCCGTGCGTGCTTTGCTGCAATGTCCAACGCGATCTTAGCAAGAAACAAATTTGTACCAATGCCAGCCGTTGACGGAATATGCAGCTTGTCCGCTATCTCGTTCATCAGCCTTTTTGCAAGCGATACTGCATCTGTTTGAAGTACCTGCAAGTATCCGGTTACGTCGATAAACGATTCATCGATCGAGTATACATGAATATCTTGCGGGTCGAAATAGTTCAGGTACAGCCCGTAAATATCCGCAGCGTACTCAATGTAAAGCTGCATACGCGGCATTGCGATCTCGTACTGAATACTTCTCGGTATCTCTGAAAGTCGACACCTGTTTTTGACACCCTGCGCTTTCATCTTGGGGGTGATGGCGAGGCAGAGCGCGTTGCTACCGCGTGTGATGTCTGCAACAACAAGGTTTGTTTCAAACGGGTTCAGGCATCGCTCGGCACATTCTACAGATGCGTAGAACGACTTCATATCAATACAAAAATATGTGCGCGTTTTCTCTGTCATTCCTTTTCTCCAGGTATTAGGGTCTATTGTGATATGTGCCGAGCTGCAATGATCGGCTCCGATATTAAACGCGGTACGCATTTCCGCTTGACACATTTCATGATGCCAACCACATTCTTACATTGCTCGCACTCCATCCAGCCATTTGTTTCATCCAGATATAGCTGTTTGTTCACTGTACCGCATATCGGGCACTTAACGTCATAGGTCTTCATATCTCAGTCATCGCCTCCGTCAGTTTGGATTATTAGAGATCTCCTTGCATAGACATTAAAGCATGATTCTGAATTCATTAATAGCCAACATGTGTTCGTTTTTGAGATTTTCTATTGCAAACCCGTATTCGCTATAGTAGAATGTTTAACACAGGAGGTGGATGAAAAATGGACAATAAGTACTGTGACATCCTGCGGACACTACGCAAAATGCATGGCTACGTACAGCAGGACATTGCCGACAGGCTTGACGAGCTGAACGTTCCGACCACCAAAGCGCAGGTTAGTCGCTGGGAGAACGGAATCAACAATCCATCGATTGACCAGTTCATTGGTTTATGTCGCATCTACGGCGTCAAAGATGTTTACAACGTATTCGGCTTTGGCGATCTATCCGATTTAGAATACTCGCTCAATCGGGAAGGTGTAGCAAAGCTGGCAGATTACAAGAAGCTTCTGATTGCAAGCGGCCTGTTCGCGCCCGTGCAACTAAGAGAGAGGGTTGTGCCGTTTCGAAGACGGACCGCTCCCATGTACGACATCGGCGCTTCGGCCGGTACTGGGCAGTTCCTTGATAGTGATTCCTATGAAATGGTCGAGGTTCCCGATGATGTTCCGGACAGCGCCACGTTCGGTCTTCATGTCAGCGGCGATTCGATGGAGCCGACGCTACAGGACGGGCAGGAGATCTGGGTGCAGATGCAGCCAATGCTTGAAAGCGGCGATATCGGTGTCTTCTATCTCGATGGGAATGCTTATGTAAAAGAGTATCGTCGCATGGATAAGGGCGTATTTCTGATTTCGCACAACGAGAAATATCAACCCATCCCGATCACGGATTATGACGAATCAAGGATATACGGCAAAGTCGTGTATCCGCGGTAA